AGGGTATGGTAACACCAATCCAACAAAAGCTAGGTGGATTTGTAACGCTTATGGTTGGTATTTCTATTATGAAGCACAAGGGGGTAAGTAAGATGAAATACTTTTATGAATGGCATTGGGAAACAATATCTAATTTGCATATTGGTGAAGATGGATTGGAGTTGTGGGATACAGAAGATTTTGGTTTTGCAGATTCCCTTTCTGAATTATTTGGCAAAAGCACTAAAGCTAAAAAGGAAGTTGTTGAAGCTATCAATAATGATACCCATAGGATTACAATTCAAAAATGGAAAGATGATGGTTATGATTGTTTTGTACTTGATTATGCTGATGTTCAAAAAGATGGAACAATAATAGTACCAAAAGATTTTGGAAGATTGCCTAAAAAATATAGGATTGAACTACAACAATTTTTAAAAGGGGGTAAGTAATGGAGAAATTAAACAGAGAAGAAATATTATTAATTAAAAAAGCATTAAGGCTTAGTATGCACAAATTTAATAGAAGGGGTGAAGATTTTAGAAACATAGATGATAGAATCTTGGCTAATAAATTTGAAAAAGTTTTAGACAAAATAAAGTTTGCAAAAGTGGGGGCTAAATAGGATGAAAACAAAATTAAAAAAAGCATTTAGTAATCATGTTAAAGATGGTTTAAATACAATGTGCAACCATGTTGAAAAAAGAATGGAGACATACAGAGATTTATATAAGATTGATAAGACAAGTGAAAAAATAAATTGTCGTAATGCTATTATGAAAGACTTAGCTAATAAGTTGCCCATTGGAAGGCAGTATATGTGGTTATTTTCAGCAGTTATCATAGAAGAGTTACAAGGGGGTAAGTAATGGAGAAATCAACTTACCTACAAATGAGAACTGAGATGTGGGAGATTGCTGAATTAGAATATGCTTGTATATGTGTAATGGAAAGTAATGGTCATGATTATTATGATTATGGATTTCCACCAACAAGATTAATTGATGAAGCTGAATATGTTTTAGCTACTTTCTATGAGAATGGTCATTGTAGAAATGAACAACTTAAAGAAGGGAACTCAGAACAAAGGCAAGAATGTAAGGATGAAATAAAACAGATTAGAAAGTGGATTAGGAAATGGAAACCTAAAGCACAAGGGAGTAAATAATGAGGACAAGAGTACCACATGATTACAAGTATCATGCTGAAATAATGTATGAGGGTGAAATTGCTATGAGATTTACTAGTGCAGTTGGTAATACTATGGATGAACTAATTAATGACATAGATAAAGAGTTCAAAGAAGTACAGCATAGGATGCCTAAGATAGTTGAAGCGTTACAGTTTTTTAGAGGTAATGAAAGAAACATAACCAATCTTATTAGAAGATTATATAATGAAAGGGGAGAAAAATAATGATACATAAAGTAAGTCTAATGCAAGACATAAGTCATTTGGTTGAAGTGAGATTCTTTACAAATAAAAAAGAAGCAATACGATACGGAAAGGAACAAGCAAAGAATCTGTCTTATGAATATGATTTTGATAGATATGTAACTGTTGATTATGAAGTAGAATCTTTTACAAAACCTAAAACACAAAAAGAATGGATGATGTTCTTGAATTTTCATTCATATACAGGGGAATGTTTATAATGCCAGTACCATTTTTAAATAAGTTTAGTCAAAAGCAATATCTTGATCTTGAAACAGTTGCAATCAATTTGTTTACTGCTGTTCAGTCACTGATGACTATTACAGAGGGAGAAGATTTAGATTCAGATTCAAAAAAATTAATACACTTTGGGGCTTTGTGTATGAGAATTAATCAGATAGTGGAAGAGTACGCTCCAAAAATCCAGAAGGTTGAGGATGTCATGTTCAAAGGGGATTCCGCAACTACAAACCCACCTTTGCCTCAGCCTTCTGGTGATATTGAAATAATAGTAAATTATAGGGAATATAAGCATATAGTGGAGGCTTTAGAACACTTTGCTAATATGTACCCAGATAGTAAAGTTGCAGATGAATTTCAGCAAGTAGCAAATGATATAAAGGATTTGAAATGAGTTTTTACAACACAACTTCTGAAAAGGGTCAAGAACTAAAGGAAAGTCATAGAAAGGCAAGAAGTCAGGAAGAACTTATATTTTCTTATTTTTGCACTTATGGCAAACCATTAAGCCCATCCCAAGTTCTTGACAAATTAAATCTTAATTGTCCAATCACATCTATTAGAAGGGCAATGACAAATCTTACTGATGACCATAAAATTATAAAGACTGATATAAAGGTTGAAGGTTTGTATGGTAAGAAAGAGCATCTTTGGAGACTTAGAACAACTGAAGATGATAATAACCCAGATCAATACACTTTATTTTAAATGGAAAGTATTATTCACTTTATAAAACATATATTGGGTTTATGTGGTGAGCCACACCCTAATATTTTATATGGTGGGTTTTTCATATATTGTAGTTATTGTTTTCATTTGGTTTTAAAAAAGATAAAAAGGAAATAGATATGTGGGAATATTATTGGCAATCACTTGTAGATCACAGACATGATATTATGATACCAGTATTAATAATTTATTTGATAGTGGATAAGTTTGTTGATAGATGGTTTTGGATTAATTGGCTAAGAAAGGAATATGGGGAATCATCAAATTCCTCTAAGAAAAAAGGTAAGAGATGATTTTAATAGATATATCAGAATACTTACTTAATACAATTCTTTTTTTGTTTGTTGTTCATTATATAATCTTTTTAATTAATAAATACAAAGGGGGTAAAAAGTGATAGACTTCATAGAAAAAGTCATAGAGTTTCTTGATGAGGCTTTACCATTGTTTTTAGCACCAGTTGTTATAGTGCTGATGATTAGAATTTTTTATCAAATAATAACACACTAAGGAGTAAAAATGGCAAATAGACCTAGCATAAATCTTGATAGGATCAATGAAGGTGATTCCATAACAGTTACTAAATCCTATAATGGCACAGGAAAGATGTGCAGTAATGGAAGTACAATGTTTGGTGTTCTTAATGAAGGGGTTGAAAAAAACCTTTTTGTTCATCAAGATGCAGACACTATTATGGTAATAGACCACCTAAACAATATGCCTGTAAATACATCTGTAACCATTGCAAGTAATAGGGGTGGTGGGTATTCATTAGATGGTACAGCAGTTGAAAGTGCAGAAATAAAAAAGCCACAAAATACAGACCTTGCAATTAAATGGGGTATGGCTTTTAATAATGCTACTAGGCTGGTGGCGTCCATACCTTTGCATAGTGATGAAGGTGATGTACAGGGTAGGGTTAAAGTCATAGAAAGCATAATGCCTGAAATGTTTAGGATTGCTTGTAGTATGCCTGAATCCACACAAGAAAAGGCTAATGACTTACCATTCTAAAACTGATCATAAAGCAAGTCTCAAAATGCTAATTAATTTTTACAGCTTTCTGTTAAGGAAAGGTAAAATAAAAATTGGCGGCAGTGCTAATCAAAGAATGAAACAACTTCAATCTAGGTTAAATGACTAAAGCACAAAAGACTAAGCTTAACAAACTTGTAAGAGAGTATGTGGTACTAAGGGATAAGGTATGCTTGAGGTGTGGCAAGTCTGATAGACTCCATGCCTCACATATCTACCCTAAAGGTAAATTTAGAAAGATGCAATTTAATGTAGATAATGTCAAAGCTTTGTGTTTGGGTTGTCATCTGTACTGGTGGCATAAACACCCTATAGAAGCCAAAGAATGGGCAGAAAAGACATTAGGTAAGGTAAGGCTCAATAGATTAAAAAAAGAAGCTAATACAATAAATAAAAATAAATTAGATTTTAAACAGTTAGAAAGTGAATTAAAAAACAAAATAGGAGAAATAAGTGGCTAAAAAAACAAAACATTCTAAGCATAGAAAAAAAATACAAAAAGAATTAATTAGAATACTTGTTTATTCTAAAACTATTGGTAATTATGTCAATGATCATAAAAAATTTTTGAAAAAAAAGTATAATAATTTAACAGATGAGCAATTTTTAGATAAAACAAAAGATATTGTAATTGAAAATAAGTATTCTGTTCAGCAATGGGAACAATATATAAATTTTATGAACAAAGTAAGAAATAAAATAATGGAGAATAATAATGGCTAAAAGATTTATTGACACAAAGATATGGGATAAAGCTTGGTTTAGAAAGTTATCAACTAAGAATAAACTGGTATGGATTTATTTACTAGGTAAGTGTGACCATGCTGGAATCTGGGATGCTGATTGGGAATTAGCAGAGTTTATAATAGGTGAAACAGTAACCTATGAAGAATTGCCAGACATAATAAAAGATAAAATGCAATACATAGAAGGTGAAGATCAGTATTTCATACCATCATTCATAGATTTCCAATATGGTGAACTTAAAGAACATTCTAAACCTCACATGAGTGTTATTAAAAGACTTGCAGAAAAGAAATTATATAAGGGTTCCGAAAGGGTTACTATAACTCTTAAAGATAAAGATAAAGATAAGGTTAAAGTAAAAGATAAAAAAAAAGATAAAGATGAAAGAGAAAAAGATTTCATGAAAAAGTGTAAGGCATTGCAAGAAAAGAATGGGTTTGATAATGTAATGCTTATGAAGTTTGTAAACTACTGGACTGAATCAAATGAAGGTGGATCACTGTTAAAGTTTGAAATGCAAAAAACCTTTGATATAAATAGAAGAATGACTAGGTGGAAGAGTAACAACTTTGATAATGCAGTTAAGAAAGAAAGCTTTTTGTCTAAGTTTCAAAAAACACCTACAGGAGTTTACAAGGCTTGGTGTACTAAATGTGGAGATAGACAATTTCCCAACAATGAATACCAGATTAAACAAGGATCAAGTTGTTGTGCAGTAGATTACTCACCTGAGAAACTTGTAAATGCCTAAGGATGAAGAACATATCATTGATTGGATTCTGGAAAGAACCAGTGAAATTAGACAAAGAGCAGTATTTAGAGAGAAAAAAAGACCATATAAGCACACCAAAAGAACAATAGACAATATGATTTATTATTGTAAAAAGTGTAATAGCTGTTGGTGTGATTCAACAAGATGGTTAGATGCTGGTACTTATAAAAAATACCCATCTGGAATGATGCCAACATTAGGTAAGAAAAGAAAACAATGCCCAGAATGTAAATGAAACAAGTAACTCTATTTAAAGAAGATTCAACTAATGAATCAAAATATACAAAAAAAGTTGATGTTCCATTATATGAACCTAAAAACAAGAAACCTCATGTATTGGAGTTATATGATCAAAATAAAACAAACCAACTTATAGCAAACATTAGAGCATCATCAGTTTCAGAAGATGATAAGAAGTTTCTTATTGAATCAGCAAAGAGGCATACAGTGTTTAATTATGAAAAGATATCTGATTATTATGCACATTCATCAAAGGAAGTACAGCAACTGATGGAGCAATCAGCACTGGTGATAATTGATTTTGAAAAGGCTCTAGTAAATGGCTATGTAAATCTTTCTCAGGATATGAAAAAAGAATACTTAGAACACTATGAAGAAGAATAACTATTGTGTATTTATTTTAAGTAATGGCAGACCAGATGATGTAATTACTTATAAGGCACTTAAAAAATGTGGATACACTGGTAAGGTATTTATAGTTGTAGATGATGAAGATAGTAAGATAGATCAATACAAGAAAAACTTTCAAAATGTAATAGTCTTTAATAAGAACTTAATTTCTAAAAAATTTGATCAGTTTGATAATTTTAAAAACAAAAATACAGTAGTATATGCAAGAAATGCTTGTTTTGAAATTGCAAAAAAACTAGGATACAAATACTTTGTACAGTTAGATGATGATTACAGGGCTTTTGAGTACAGGAAAATAAAAAATAATAAATTAGCTGTTGAATCTGTAAAGAGTTTAGATAATGTATTTGCAATCATGGTAAGATTTATTTCTGAAACACCTACAACATCTATTGCACTGGCACAGGGTGGTGATTTTATTGGTGGAGTAAATAATAATTTTGCAGTTAAAGGTGGTTTAAAAAGAAAAGCAATGAACAGCTTTGTATGTTCTACAGATAAACCTTTTTACTTTTATGGAAGAATTAATGAGGATGTAAACACTTATGTTCTTTTAGGAAGTAGAGGTTATTTATTTTTTACAACTCATCTGGCATCATTAGTTCAGAAACAAACACAAAAAACAAAAGGTGGGATGTCTGATGTTTACCTTGATAATGGTACATATTTAAAAAGTTTTTATTCTGTAATATGCTCACCCAGTTCAGTAAAAATAAAAGCACTAAATGCAAATCATAAAAGAGTGCATCATAGTATCAAATGGATAAATGCAGTACCAAAAATACTTAATGATAAATATAAAAAGTATTAAAACATACCCTTAGTTAAGGGTTACTAAACCCCTTGCATCATATATATATTATCTATTATATTTAGTCATGAATAAAACAACAAAGGAGTTAAACATGACAACAATATCAGATTTAACCTTCTCAATTAAAAAGTGTGCATTTTTAGTAGCACAAATATTAGAAGATTATGAACCAGACTTTTTGCCTTTCAAATCAGAGTTTGGTTATTATGGTGCTGAATTTCAAACAAGACCATTATACAATGGTAGAGAAACTGGTTTGGTTTTTTCAATGAAATGGAAACATAGAGTAATTAATGTATATGTTTATGAGCATAGAGTTGCTGATGATATATGTGTTACAATTTGGGAAGATTCTACTTTCAAAGATTGTTATACCGAATCTAACATTAAAGATGGTGATGAAAGATATGAAGATGGTACTTATATTGACAAATCATTTGACTATAACCAATATCATCAATGTGCAGATTTTGTTTATAAAACATTTGAAAACTTTTATAATAAAATTTGTGGTAAAAAAGAAGAAGAAGAGGAACTTGGATTTTCAACTATATTATAAATAACCAAGAAACCAATCAGCCCCTTAAATGGGGCTTTTTGGGTATAAGGAATAAAAACCAAATAGGGGTTAAAAACATGATAACAAAAGAACATGAAGTAAAAATTAAAGAAGCCTTAAATATACTTGATGAAGTAAGAAAGGATATAAAGAAATTAGAGAAAGAGAAGGGGTTGAAAGCACCTAAAGGAAATTCACTTAGGTTTAGTATTGACTCAGTTTTTGAAGATGAAAGGTTGGGATATATTTATAAATATGGTTTATTTGAAGAAGAAGAAGATCATCCTTATAAATTGAATCACCCTCCTTATTACATTTTTTAAATAAGATTAGTAGTAAACCACTAAAAAAAGCCTCAGTTAATTCTGGGGCTTTTGTGTATTTTATAAAACATATCTTTGATTTTAAATTATACCAATTAATTTATAGGAGTTTATAATGCCTAAAGGTGTTGGATATGGATATGGTTCTTCAAAGAAGAAGAAGAAAAAAAAGAAAATGACAAAGAAGAAAGTTGTCAAAAGAAGATAAAGGCATAACACTAACTACTGAGTTGGTGGGAATAAAGAATCTCAAAAGCACAGGCAATTACAGACTTGAGTTCGATGTATATGAGATTGACACAATCAAAGTAAAAGAATTAATTGATAAGCTAAATAAGGCTTACATAATGGCATTGGTTGAATATGAATAAACAAAAGGATAGCAGAAGGGCTAATGGTCAGTTCAAGAAAGGACACCAGCCAGATACTATGTGGAAGAAAGGTGTATCTGGAAACCCTAATGGTAGAAGAAATGCTTATACTGATTTAATCAAGGAGTTCAGCTTCACAAAGACTGGTGATAAGGAAAGAAGAGAAGTAGTTGTGTCTAAGTTGTTTCAGTTAGCAGAAAGAGGTGATCTAAGGGCTATACAGTTTATTGTTGAAAGGTTAGAAGGCAAGGCACTGGACAGGCAAGAAAGAACAACTAAATCAGAACCAATACAAGTAATGGTAATAGATGATGGCTAGAATATCAGCAAGTGTATCAAAAAGATTAGGAACATTAGCAAGGAAGAATAAGATAAAGAAATCATCCTTGATGAAAGTTTATAGGAGAGGTTTGGGTGCCGCTGTTGGTTCAGGTACAAGACCGGGGATGACACCAAGCAGTTGGGCAAGTGCTAGGGTTAATTCATTTATTAAGATAGTAAAGGGTAGAAAAAGAATTAAACATGATCCTATACTGGCTAGAATGGAAAGAAAGAGAAGAAGAAAAAGATGAAGGTAAAGGGTGTAAGTGTTACTGGTTTAAACAAAAGACAAGTATCTGCAATGAGGAGACACGCCAGACACCATACTAGAAAACATCTTAGGGCAATGGTAACAGCAATGAGAAAGGGTAGTACATTTACCCAATCCCATAGGGTAGCCATGAAAAAGGTTGGTGTATAGTGGCTAGAAAAAAGAAGAAGATGAATAGAAGAGTTGCCAAAGCTAAAGGATATAAGACTGTACCTAAGAAGTATGTATCTGGATTAAAAGGTTCTAAAAGAAGAGGAAGGGCAAGAGATATTGAAAGGATGCAAAGACTGTATAAAGCTGGTAAGAAAGTACCCAAGTCATTAATGAAGAGGATATTTGGTTGATTAACTGGACATTAGATAAGACTAGAAGAGACATACTTCAGGATGATTCCAGATTTAAAGTATTAGTATGTGGGCGTAGATGGGGTAAGACTGTATTAAGTTTAATGTACTTAATGAAAGATGCCTTTGAGGCTAATGAAAGAAGATGGTTTATTACACCTACATATAGGCAAGGCAAGATGATTGTATTTCCAATACTAAGGCAAATGTTTGCTGGGTTTGATAATGCCAAACTTAATGAATCTGAAATGAGTGTAATGTTTGATAATGGTGCTGAGTTATCTGTTAAGGGTGCTGATAATGAAAACAATTTAAGAGGTGTTGAATTAACAAGAGCAGTAATGGATGAAATGGCATATATAAAGCCTCATGTTTGGGAAGAGATTATTATGCCTATGTTAGCAACAACACAAGGTGATTGCCTGTTTATTGGTACACCTAATGGATATGATGCTATGTATGACTTGTACATGAAGGGGCAATCAGAACCAGAGTGGAAGTCATGGCAGTTCACTACACTGGAAGGTGGCTTTGTACCTGAAGAAGAAATAAACCTAGCTAAAAGAACAATGGATTCTGTTGTATTTAAACAAGAGTTTGAAGGATCATTTGAGACAACAGGCAATAGGGCGGCATGGAACTTTGATAGGCAAGTACATTGCAAGAAAGCTAAAGACCTATCTGGTAATCTATGGTGGGGTTGTGATTTTAATGTGGACTTCAATACTGCTGTATTATGCACAGAGTACACTGATGGCACATTACACTTTTATGATGAGGTTAGGTTAAAGAATAGCAATACAGAAGAACTTGCATTAGCTATGAAAAAGATTGCACCTAATACTGAGGTTTATCCTGATCCGGCTGGTAAGGCTAGAAGCACAACCAGTAGAAGAAGTGACCATCAAATTTTAAGAGATCATGGGTTTCTAATCAGAGCAAAGAAATCACACCCTAGTCACATAGATAGGTTAAATGCTTTGAATAGAAAGTTAAAGGATGCAGAAGGCAACATAGGCATGACTGTTGATCCTAAGTGTGTTTATCTGGTAAAAGATTTAGAACAATGTCAAAGGGATAGAAGGGGTGGATTGGCAAAAGATAATATGGAACTAACCCATGCACTGGATGCTTGTAGTTATGGAATTGAATACAGATTCCCAATCAGAAGAATGGTTGGTAAGAGTGTGAGTTGGTAATGCCTAATAAATCAGCAAAGAACAGAAAAAGAGATAGAATTAAAAAGAATAAACAATTAATGAAACAGGGTAGAACTGCAAAACAAGTTAAGAGGAACAAAAGAAATGTATAATTTTGGTAAGTCAGTAAACAAGGTGGTTATCCCTGAACTATCTGAGATAGCAGTATTACAAAGTGTTAAGGATGCTGGTTATAATCACAAAGAACAAGAACATTATAACATGATGGAATCACTTGATTTCTATTACAACCATAATTTAGATAGCCACTTAGAACCGTGGTTTGCTAGTGAATCACTTAGCCAAGTGCCGCCATTCATTAGTTCCTGTGTTCCTAGATTTGCTAAAGCCAGAATGATGCTATATAAAGAAGCACCACTTAGACTTATCAATGGTGAGCAGAATGATGATTACAATGAACTAACTTATAAGCTTAACTCAAAGACTAGGGAGTATGCTGAGTTGGCTTGGTTGCTTGGTTGCTGTTATATGAAAACAAGGTACAATGAAAGAAAGCAAAGACTTGAATATGAAGTGTTGCCAAAGGTTCAAGAGTTCTATGCTTATGGTGACACTGAGCCTTTTGGATATAGTTATGAAATAGAAAGTATGGATGATTCTAAGAGAAGGTTTGTATTCTGGTCTGAAGAAAGAGATGGAATGGAAGCCATGCACTTTGAATATGATGACAAAGGTAAAAGATATGCAGTAGGATCAAACCAAGACATGACCAATCCTTATGGAATAGTTCCTATAAGCAAAGTTGAGTTTTCTAAAAACAGTTATGATGTCACAAGAACTGCACTTCATATAGCCATAGCCATGACTGAAATAGCTTTATCAGTAAGATATAGATTAGGGCAACCAGTGTTCACAGGGCTTGAAGATGGTCAAAGCAAACTATCTGCTGGAATTGACAATGCTTATATGCTTCCAGAAGGTGCATCATTTAGTTATGTTTCACCCGGTGGCAGTCTTGTTGAAATGATTGAAGCAACAAAGTCTATGGCTAATCAAGTTGCAGAAAACAACCAGCTTAGAATTAGATGGGGTGATTCAGTAGGTAATGCACCATCTGGTGAAGCCCTTAAAATTTTAGAAATTGAAAACCTCGAGGCAAGAGCAAGTGACATATCTGTATTTAGAGAATGGGAGCATCAAAGGTATGAGATAGACAGAAGGGTGTTAGAAGTTCATAATGTTTTAAATCTATCTGAAGAATATACAGTGGACTTTGCTGAAACAAGTTACCCAATGAGTATTGATCAAGAATTAAAATTACTTGATTGGAAACTTGCCAATGGTGTTATTACACAAAAGGATGTATTGCTATATTTCAACAAGGATATGAGTGATGCAGAACTGGAAGAAAAGCTAGGTGAGATACAAGAAGAACAAGCACCACCTGAACCAGCACAACCACAACAACCAACATTTGAAGGATTAAGAAGGCTTGGCACAATCACTTGATAACCATATCAAAAAGCTAGAAGAGTTGGAGTCTGTGATAAAGAACAATGCAGATAACATTTTAAATGTAATTAATATAGATGATTTACTTAAAGATCCTGAAGGGTACTTACTTGCTTTGGGTGATGCTTTTATCAAAGACCATTTGGATGAAATAGAATTAGCAAAGAAAGAAGGTCAAAGATATGCTGAAGAGGTTTTGAATGGGAGTTAAGGTAGAAAAGAACTTTGATCTTAGTAGAATTAAATTTGATTTAAGTAAAGAATTAAATCTTGCTGGTCAGATAATCAGAAAGGATCACTTTCAAAGATTAGAAAAAGGTCAAGGTGTTAATGGTAATAAAATGGAAGAACTAAAACCAACTACTATAAAAAGAAAAGGATCAAGTAAGATACTTGTAGATACTGGTAAGATGAGAAACTTGGTAATAAAAAAAGCAAATAAAAAGAACCAAGTGGTTGAGATATTTCCCGGTAAAAAAGCGACAAGAAATGGAGTTACTAATCAAGAAATAGGTTATTATCATCAAACTGGTGCTGGTCATTTACCTGAAAGAGAATGGTTTGGAATAAGTAAACAAGCAGAAATAGATGCAATTAAAATGGTAGAAATGAGAATAGAACAAGAATTAAATCGTGCCTGAGCATAATTTACAAGATTTATCAGTTATACTAGCTTCAAGTCTTGCAACAGCATCATCAAAGACTGTACTGGATTTACAAGGTATCATAACCCAAATGAGGGCAAGTGGTATGTCAGATGATGCCATTAGAACTTTTTTGATTAATGATTTAAGAGAAGGTGGGAGGATATTTGGACAGTATAAAAACGCCATTAAGAATACAGTAGGCAATGCTGTTACATTTAGTTCAAGGGTAGCACAAAAAGAAGTATATGAATCTTCTGGGGTGCAAAGATATAGATGGGTGTCATTAAGTAGAACAGAAAATAAAGAACCATGTCCAGATTGTGCAGAAAGAGAAGGTGATGTTGGAACATGGGAGTTCTTTACTACTATTGGATTACCACAGTCAGGGTTTTCTGTTTGTCAGTTTTCCTGTAATTGTGTATTAGAACCAATAACAGAATAATGGGGATTTTAAAAAAGATATATGTTGAAGTAAATTTTAACAAGTAAAAGGAAGGCAGAATGTCTGAAACTACAACAGAAGCAGTACAAGATAATGTACAAGAGGTGGCTACTCAAAGCCAGAATGAAGAACCAACCAGCCCTGAAGTTGGTAATTTAATTGCTGAAAGCAAGAAGTATAGATCAAGGGCACAAGAAGCAGAATCTCAACTTGCTGAGTTAAGGTCATCTTTAGAACAGAAAAAAGAAGAGGAACTTGCAGAGCAAAACAAATGGGAAGAACTAGCAACTAAAAGACAATCAGAATTGGATTCAATGAAATCTGATTATGAAAGACTTAAAGGTGCTGAAGAAGCCTATAAAGAAGAACTGCTTAATTCATTAGGTGAGGAAGAAAGAGAAACATTTAAAGATTTATCTGTATCTCAATTAAGAGCCTTATCTGAAAAACTTACAAATGAAATGCAAGAAGTACCATCAACAAGTTCTGCTCCAGCAAGGGCAAACAACACAAGCAATAAGAATTGGGTTGATATGTCTAGTGAGGAAAGAAGGGCTAATTGGGGTTCTATCTTGCAAAGCTATGTTAAAAGGTAAATAAAATGGCAAAACATTATCAAGGTAGTGCTTCAACTGCTACTACTGATCAACACTTTATACCGGAAATCTGGGCGGAGGGAATATACAAGTTCTTTGAGCGTAAAAGTGTTTTTCGTGGGTTGGTTGATGATTATTCTGCATTGTTTGGTTCTGCTGGATTTGGAGATGTACTTCATATTCCAGAAATGAGCCTTATCAGTGCTTCAGACAAGTCTGCTGGTTCAGATGTTGAGTATGATGCAACTGCAACCACAGAAACTCAATTAACAGTTAATAAACACAAGTACGTCGCAAAGATTTTTGAGGATGTGCTTATGATCCAAAGTAATGCTGATCTCGTTGAAAAGTATTCAAGGGTTATGGGCGAAAGTCTCGCTAGGCAAGTCGATTCTGATATTTATACAGAGTTATCATCTCTTGAAGATTCTTTAGTTTTATCTGCTGATGACACACTTACAGCGGCTAAGTTTGAAGAAGCTTTAGCAACTTTGGGTGAAGCAGATGTTCCTTACATGGATGGTGAAACTGCAATGGTTGTTAATCCAACATTGTTTGCAGACATTCTTAATCCTTCGGCTGGTGTTGCACAATACTTCATTAGAAATGATGCAGTTGGTGAAGGTAATAGAGGTCTAAGGTCTGGAATGGTTGGATCATTATATGGCATTGACGTATATATGTCTAATACTGTTGGAACTGGTGGAAATGCTAACACAATTAGTGGTGCTATATTCCACAAATCCGCAGTGGCTTTTGCTTCACAGCAAGATGTCAGGATTCAGTCAGAATATTCCATTGATGCACTCGGTACGAAAGTGGTCGCTGATATGCTTTATGGAGTTAAAAGAATAGATGATACTGATAACAAGCGTGGCTTGAAAATCAGAAATGTTGACTAAACATCAGTAAAAAAAGTGAGGGTGGGTTTGACTCACCCTCATCTTTAAGGAAAAAAATATGCAATATTGGCTACAAAAAAAGACAGGAAGGTTAGAAAGACTTGAAGATGAAGCTCTATCAAAACACCCTGAAAAGCTTGAAAGTTTAGAAGGTCAAGGGTATATAAGGGTAATGAGTGAAAACAACCATGAACCCTATAAAAAAGCCCCTAAAAAGGCATCTATAAAGAAAGCAGTAAAGAAAGTTGCTAAGAAAGCAATGAAAAAGAAAAAATAAACATACAAAGCACGATCTCATTCACGCTTTGCTATTAGCTTAGAGAGGAAGAAAAAATGGCAGACTTACATACCCATTCAGTACAAGAGGCATTAAATTCAACAGTGGGAGGAACTTGGACAGTTGCTTCTGCTGGAACTGCTGGAAGTTCAGCAGATGTTGCAAACACAATTCACAAATCACTAGCAAGTACAACTGCAACCATTGGAGTTTATTCAGCAGTTGAAATTTACTTTAACTTTACAACCTCAGAAACAAATGTAAATGCTAGTAATGATCTAATCTTACCCAAGAATACATTGACATTCTTAACTGTTCCAAGAGGCTTGGGTTCTGGGGCAACTACAATATATTTTAATTATAATTCTACAAGCACAACAACTGGTGCTGTAAGAATAGTGGAGGTATAATGCAAAGTTCAATGTTGAAAGCTATTGTTGAGGACTTTGGCAATGGCGGTACAATAGACGGTGATTTAGTAGTATCTGGAGATTTGACTGTATCAGGCGGTGGCTCACTATCCTTTGATGAGATTATAGAAGGTACACAAGTAATAGATGTAGACAGTACAGAAGCCTTATTGGTACGCAAGAATGGTGATGGTGGTGATGTATTTGTTGTAGATACTACCAATCAAAAAATTGGAATAAATACTTCCTCACCAGACTTTGCTTTGCACGTTCACGGAGCATCAGATGGTGCTGGTTATGTAAAAATATCAGATAGTAATACGGGTGAAGGTGCAACGGATGGAGCAAGGATTGGATTTAATAGTGGAGTAATGAGAGTCCAAAACTTTGAAAACTCTGATATGGAGTTCTATGTAAATAATACTACAAAGCCTTTAACCTTAGAGTCTGATGGCTCTATTACAGTTAGTGCAAATGCTACATCAGGAACTCAATTTGTAAGTGGTAGTAGTTCTGTTCTTGTAACGCCAGATGGTCATAATTCTATTGTTAGGCTCGATAAGAGTTCAACAAGTCGTGGAGCAAGATTTGAATATTCAACAGCAGGCACTAGGAAATGGTATCAAGGATTAGCTGATTCTGACCATTTTAGTTCAGGCGGTGATGAGTACTTCATAACAGATGATTTAAGTGGAGTACCTCGGTTTATTATAGAACCAGATGGAAAAATTGGTATAGGACTCACGCCATCAAGTTTTTTTCATATTCAACAAACTGGTACTAATACAGAACGAGGATTGTATGTTTATCGAAACTTAGCATCTGGAAGTACAAATGGTGAATTGTTATTTGTTAATAATGATAACTCAGGAGATGACCAGCCAGCATTAAGAGTAAAACAAGATGGCACTGGTGACATATTAGTTCTTGATGATGATGCCACAAGAGTATTGACAATCGCAGATGGTGGGTTTGCTACTTTTGCACAATCTGTAGATGGTGATGCTTATATAGCACTTGATAATGTTACTGGTGGCAGTTCATCTGTAAATGAGACAGCCGCCTTACGTCTTAATTTAGGAGATGGTTCAACTATTAGAGGTGGTGCAAAGATAACTGCTAA